CAAAATCTATTGCTTCACTTTCTAAAACAAACACTTGGTTAGTAAATAACTCCCATGTATTATTTTTATTCCAAATGATGCAAAAGATTGTTTGCATTACCAACTACAATAATATTCTGGTTGATTACCATTTGATAATTCATCTTTGCACCATTGCAAAAATTCTGTATCTTGATCTTTGTAATCTTTAACAGATTCTTCTTGGTATTGTTGACCCCAAAAATAACCATCTGCAGCAAAGTAATCATAATAATTATTATCTATTGCTTTTTCTAATTCATCTACAATTTCTTTAGTTAATTTAACTGGGCCACCATTAAATCCTAAATTAAATGATCCTGGATCTTTGTCTTTTGGATTTTGTTCTGCATATTTAATAGCCATAAATTGTTGAAGTCTTGCATGTTTTCTCCAATAGAAATTTTCTGGCACATCTACTTTGCTTTGTTTATTTCTTAATTGAGCATATTGATCTAATCCCATGTTATTCTCCTATCCTGCGTTATCTAATTTATATTCGTATCTAGCTTCTTCAGCTCTTTCGATGTAATCGTGAATTTCAAAGATAGTTGTAATGCCTAATTGTTTTAAACCTGCAACATAAGCATCAGTATCTATTTTGCATTCACCATAGTCTGAAACTAATTTGTCAATTTGTTCTGTAAATAATACATCAGTACTTGTCATTGTTGTCTTCCTTTAAAAGTTGGTAGCATTGCCCATAATGTAAATGTGCCAAATGCAAACATTATAAATCCAAGAACAAAATCAGCATGAACAAGTACAAGCACTCCTAAAAATGCTATAACAAATCCAATTAGTAATAATGCTAATCTCATAATTAAATCCATGATTTAGTTTGTTTTGTTTCTTTACGTTTTAGTTCGTAAGGTAATTCGACAGTATCTGGCATATGCTTTGATATTGCATAGCAAAGACCTAATACTATTCTGATTGGCATCATGATTGCTATCCAAATCCATTTAGCAGCAACATTCATTAACCAGTTTTGTAATCGTTTTAACATTTGCACCTCCATTAAGTTATTATGATTATTAATTATCAAAAACGCACATTGTGAGTATTTGATTTTGATGATACTCGGCAGCACCATCAATTTAGTTTTGCCCGTGTGTAGTTTAGAACAATTCTAAATACGATAAAAAAAGCCCCATATCCTACGAATAAGATACAGGGCTTAAGTTTATTATTTAACTAATTTTAATAACTGAGATTTTATCATATCTTTCTCAGCTTTCTCAACATTGTTAGGATCAACTGCTGATTTTCTATTAGGAACTGGGATATATTTCTTACCAAATATTTCCTTGTACTTAGCTTCTAATGTATCAACAATCAAACTTGAACGTCTAACATTTAATGTTTGAGCTTGTAATATAAACAACAACGATGATAATTTACCTTTGGTAATTTCTGTACCAACATCATCTCTTGTTGCTTGTTTTACTTTCTCTTTGGTTTTATCTAATGACATCTGACACATATCATTATGTCTATATAAACCACCATAGATTGTGTCAAAATTCCATTCTGCAATCTTAGACCAATCTTTGCAATCTATATAAGCTGTAATAGTACCATCTATCATAGCATTGATACCATCAACCATAGTCTTCTCAGCCTCATCTAATACTAATTCCATATTAGCTAGTCTTGAGTCTGGATCATCTCTGTATGTTTCTGCACTCATTATTGTACTCCTTCCATGTTAGTTAATTCACAATCAATAACAGCAATCTTACTATCATTGCCATCAGCTACTGCTTCATCTCGCAAGTTAGCCAACTCCTCAACTCTTTTGATATTCTTACTATCTTTAGCGATAGCATAATATTCTAACATATCGTCTATAGTCATATTTACCTTTCTAGTTACGTTTATAAATTACCCTACTAGCTGTCACTTACGGGGTAAGGGGTGCAGTCATCACGAGGTAAACTAAATGCTACTTGCGATCCTGTGTCAGTCAAAGACGTGCAGGGTTTACCCCTGCGACACAGAGATCTGCAATGTACATTTAGGCAAACTCGATGATACAAGCACCTAACACCCCGTGTGTGTGAGGGGCCCATAGCAATACGAGTAACGCAGAAGAATGCGTTTAAGCATTCTCGAGTAACGCAGGGTTTCTCATGTTTACCAATAGCGTAAGAGGATGCCTAGAAGTTGGTTTACCAACTGTCAGGCGAGTCTTTAGCGAATAGGGATGACGACCATAGGAGTCAGACCAAGAGAGAAAATTGCGTATGGGATTATAAGCATCCCTTTAGGGATTCATTCTAATTAAGCGACAAGGATCGTTACCCGAAGGGCCATGACCTTAGGCATGGGTGAGCATAGCGAACTAGAGCCTGGCTGTCGCCATTGTGTGCGTTGCCATCCTTAAAACAGAGCTGTAGTTAAGAAGGGGCAGAATAATATAAACGTATTAGGAGCTACCGAATGACAGATCTTACAGAGAAACAGAAAGCATTAGTGGATACTATCGTAGCTACTGGATGCTCTATCAAGGAAGCAGCAGAAAAGGCAGGATATTCAGCTAAAGGAAGCAAAGAAGCTGGGAGAATAAGTGCTTCTCGCACACTACGTTTACCAAAGGTACAGACTTATATGCAACAGGTCGTTGCTCAAAGTCTAGGACTTGGTGCAGTAAGTGCAAGTAGGAAGATGATCGAGCTATCTAGTGGAGCTAGGAGTGAGTACGTTCAACTAGAAGCAAGTAGAGATATACTCGATAGGGTAGGATTGAGAGCACCCGATAAGGTATCTCACAATATACAAGGCGATATTAAGATCAATATCGACCTAAGTTAGATATGTCGGTACAGCAGGGAATATGTACACAGACACTAACAAGGGGGTGGGGGCAAAACTGAACATCGTCAGATGACTAGTGATGTTACACAAACAACAGGGTTTAAAAAAAGCATTCGGTCGCAAGGACAGAATATTTTAGAACTTCCAAAAGGTACGTTAAACTATGGCTAAGCAAAAATTTACACATTTCATCCCAAGGGAAAAACCTAAGAAAAGGAAAGGTGTGCATACCAAAAGCCAAAACAAAAGTAAGAAACGTCAAAAGAAACAAACCAGGTATAAAGGACAAGGCAGGTAGATTGAAAAAATATTTTAGGCAGCTACAGGTATTATCGCTTTACTACAGAGAAGGACTTGTAGGACTCTGGATAGGATTTTTATTAGGACTTCTAGTAAGTGCGTTTTTTTAAATAGCATTTATTGCTAAACACTTTCTCATGGGATTTTCCAAAGAACACAAATCAGATAAAGGTGGATTAACCGAAAAAGGTCGAAAGTATTTTAACAACAAAGATGGTGGTAATTTACAAAGACCATTAAGCTCTGGTGTTAATGCAAGGCGTGTATCCTTTGCTGCGAGGTTTGCAGGAATGGATGGCCCAATGAAAAAACCAAACGGAGAACCTACAAGAAAAGCTTTAGCTTTAAAAAGGTGGGGCTTTGGATCTGTAGAAGCAGCAAGAAATTTCGCAAACAAACATAAAAAGTCAAATAAGAAATCAACAGCTTAAGGAGAAAGAAATGGCAAAACCAGGATTATACGCAAACATTCATGCTAAACGTGAAAGAATTAAAAAAGGATCTGGCGAAAGAATGAGAACTGCTGGTAGCAAAGGTGCACCAACAAAATCACAATTTAAAAAAGCAGCAAAGACAGCTAAGAAAACTTAACATGTATTACAAAGTAAGGATCTGGAACGGAGAGTCGTTCAAGAAAGAAATAATGTTCTCAGCCGAGAATGAAGTTCTTGCTATGCAAAAAGCAAGTGCTGCTACTCCAGATGGATGTAGAGCTAATTATGAACCAATAACAAAGGAGGAATACGATGCCCAAAGTAGGAACCAAGAAGTTTAGCTATACCAAAAAAGGTAAAGCTGCTGCAAAACAAGAAGCCAAAAAATCTGGCAAGAAAGTAATGTCCACTAAGAAATCTGGTGGCTACTAAAAAAGAAAAAGAACATATGAGGTGGGTAGCTGAGCTTGGCTGCTATTGTTGTGAAAGACCAGCTAACCTACATCATATAAGACCCCCTGGAACTGGCATAGGAAGACGTACGAGTCACTTCCATGTTATTCCGTTATGTCATGACCATCATCAAGGAAACTTCTCTATACACATGGCTAAGAAGGCATTTGAAGAAAAGTTTGGTAAAGAAGAAGAAATACTAAAAATAGTATTGGAAAGGGTTGAGCAATTAAAATGTCGTTCCTCAATAATCTAAGTTTAAAAGATCGTAAAAGATTAAGAACTATTGTTAAGAAAGTACATTTAAAAAATTACCCAACACACATGATAACAGATTATGAAGCCGATAAGCTTGTCGAAGCTTTTGGTGAAGAAACTATTTATAACCTGTTGAAAGCTAATGTTGGTGTAAATGTCGATTAACTTTAAATACAAACCAGAAGGCGATACACTTAAAACCTTTATGAAGTCAGATGACTTCTTTAGAGGAATGCGTGGGCCTGTTGGATCTGGTAAATCAGTAGCTTGTTGTATAGAAATTTTTAGACGAGCATTGCTGCAAGAAAAAAATAAAGAAGGTAAAAGAAAATCTAGATGGGCAGTAATAAGAAATACAAATCCACAATTAAAAACAACTACAATTAAAACATGGGTAGATTGGTTTCCCGAAGATACATGGGGAAACTTTGCATGGTCAGTACCTTACACACATAGAATAAACAAAGGTGAAGTAGAACTAGAAGTTATATTCTTAGCACTTGATAGACCAGAAGATGTTAAAAAATTATTATCTTTAGAGCTTACAGGTGTATGGATTAACGAAGCAAGAGAAATACCTAAAAGTATTATTGATGCTTGTACTATGAGGGTTGGAAGATTTCCATCTATGAGAGATGGAGGTGCAACTTGGTATGGAGTAATAGCCGATACCAATGCACCAGAAGAAGATCATTGGTGGCCCATAATGGCAGGTGATGTACCAGTACCAGATCACATATCTCGTGATGAAGCTTTAATGTTAATTAAACCTGATAACTGGTCTTTCTATACTCAGCCCCCTGCATTAATTGAGAAGAAAGATAAAGATGGATTTACAACTGCATATGATCCAAATGAAAAAGCAGAAAATAAAAAAAACCTAACTCCAAAATATTATCCAAATATTATTAGAGGTAAAACAAAAGGATGGATAGATGTTTATGTTTTAAACAAACTAGGAACTATCGAAGAAGGTAAACCTGTATATCCAAACTTTAGACAAGAGCTGCACGTTGCAATCGAAGAATTACAACTAAGCATTGGTCAACCTATTTATGTAGGAATTGACTTTGGCTTAACTCCTGCAGCTGTCTTTGCACAAAGACTATCTACTGGAAGATGGCATATCTTAAACGAACTTGTATGTTTCGATATGGGGGTTATGAGATTTTCTGAACTATTAAGAAAAGAGATAGCTACACACTACAAAGAATATGAAGTGCATATCTATGGAGATCCTGCTGGTGATTTTAGATCACAGACGGATGAAAGAACACCTTTTCAAATTATGAGGACTTATGGATTAAAAGCTATACCTGCACCATCTAATGATGTTGCTCTTAGAATAGAAGCTGTAGATGCAGCACTACAAAGATTGCTTGATGGTAAAGCAGGATTTTTAATGGATACCAAAT